GAGCAATAATCTACGTTCTGATCTGGCTGAACAACCCAGATAAGCTCCTTAACGGGGTGGTTAAAGTTGAGCTTGATCTTGTTAGATGAAGAACCAACAGACTCGTCACCAGTGAACTGGAGCTGAGTAATAAGGTATTCATGAGGATTCTGGGCAAAACGTCTGCGTTCGTCAGTATCCAAAAACACGTAGTCAACATACAAAGAGGCAGCAACCAAAGACTGGTTGTAAGCAATAGCAGCAGGAACTGGACGTCCTGGAGCATATTGGTTAGAAACATAAGCACTTTGAGTAGCAGCATTTGTACCCATTGGAACAGCACCAGAGTTGCAGCTCAATGTAGTAACAGCCCACAAACACTCATCAATAGGTCTGATATCAAGGTTGATCTTGACTTCGTGGTACTGAAGAGCAATCAAAGGGAGAGCCAAACCAGGGTTGGTGCAGAACCAAAACTGGAGAGGAACATAGAGAGTTGTTTCTGGAAGAGCGTTTCTTGGAGCACAAACTTGACGAGGAGCCAAGGAGTCGCAAGGACCGTCGACTTCAGAGAAAGAAGGATCGGTGATGAAGGTAAGCTGTGTGGTGTTACCAATCATCTTGAAATATCCACGCTGCTGTTCAGCAGTCATGGTAAGCTGATTCCAGATGTGCATCCAATCACCATATTGGCGATCGATTCTCTGACCTCCGATTTCAACTTCAACCTGAGCAATAAGTTGCTCTCCTGGAAAGTCCAACCAACGAGCATATACACCAGAGCCTACACCAGCAGCAAATGAGGCAATACCCATAAGCTGGTTAATTTCAGGCAAAGTAACCTGCAAATATGTTCTATAGGCAAGATCACCGTTTCTGCTGATTGTGCATTGAACTCTGCGTCCAAAATCAGCTTGTCCGTTGAATGTCTGTTCAATAGATTCAATTGCAAAGTTAGTATATCTACGATAAGTAACTTTCCAGAAAGTAATTTGAGGATTACCTGTACGTTTCCTCTACCTTATTTTTCAATAAGGATTAGACTATATCTTAAAACAAATTTATATCTGCTTTATTTCAGCAAGTTTTTCATTTAATATAAATTCGCTCGAAAACCATTTAGTCGTTGAACCTTCTTCTTTAAATTTTTCTAATTTATTTACAATATAATTTACTTGACACATATCTATTAATTTTTTAGATGAATTATATTTTATTGTTACTGGCATTAGATTAGACCAATTCCAACATTTTAATTTTTCATCTTCAATTGTTAAATCAAACTTGCACACAGGTATTATGTGGTCTATTGACCATAGTGAACCGTAATTATCCCAGTTCATTTCATCTGTAAAATTATATTCAAACCATTCTCTTAAATATTGAATATTACATCCAATATAATTCATAGTTGAATCTGTTTTAACAAGAACCGCACGTAGTCGTGACGCCAAAGACTTTTTAATTCTATAATTCATATTTGAATTATGTTCTTTTTTACACCATTCTGTCTTTTGTTCCCTTAAAAACACTGGATAACAAGAAATACAAATCTTTTTCTTATAATACTTCTTAAGCTTTGCAAAATATTTTAATGCCTTTTCTTCTTGACATTTCTCACATTGTGCAACAGTATTTTCTAATTTGTTTTTTCTAACATTTTTCTTTCTTATTTTATCCATCTCATTTAAACAACTTTTGCAAGCATTGCTGAATTTTCCATCACTATATTGCCTATAGTTGTCTAATGAGTTTTCCATTTTACATTTACCACATATTTTTGTTGTGCAAGACATTTATTTATCTTTACATATTTGTCTTTATATTGTTTTAAAATTTTATTATTTAAAGAAGCTTGGATGCTCATTGCCCATTTCAACCAACTGTGACTGTTACCAAGGTCATTTCAAATGACCGATGGTCTAAAGCTGGTATCATTTTATTCATTTTCACTATACCCAAGGTTTTTGTCTTGGCCACAATTTTTTCACAAAAATTGCTTAGTAGAATAAATTTTAGGGGTTTCAAGCAGTTTGATTTTCTCACCAGGGCTTTTCAAATCATCATTATTATGATTTCCCTGATTAACAACAGTGGTATTCTTAAAGAATTTCCACAAAAGGCTTTATGAATATCTTATTTTTTCGATATTCCCTGTTGTTTTTCTACCCTACAGGCTTTTAAGGTAAACATCCTGCGATGATCCCTATTATTTCTAATAGGGCCAGAGTACACCTTAAGAGATTTCAAGTCCGAATGACTATCATTAATCCCCGATTGCCGTCTACTCGTTGAACCTTTATCTTGCATCTATCGGTTTCCACCTAAAAGGCAGGAATACAAGATACTTGGCTGCGGATTGTCCAATCCTTCACATTTTTACCATACCCAAGTTCTAATCTTGGCCACCTATATATCACTATATAAATTTGGTAGTGAAGGCTCTAAGGAGTTCCCCGACAATTTGACAATCTTGCAAATCAAACAATCTCTTTCATATTATTTGTTACATTTGATTTACTAGCGAGTTATATAATTGAAATCTCAATTCACATATTTACACTGTTTGCCTACTATGGCGATATGTGATCCATAGTAGCAGCTCACTGTTGATGCCCAGTATGTTAAGCACCATAAGCCACGAGTTGCATTAAGCCACCACCCATTTTATATATTCCTAAAAGAAAAAAATTTTTGGAAAAAACAATTTATTAACTTATTTAATAATTTAATAAACACCTACATAATTACGACAAAATATTATTTATATCCGCATTTTCCTTCATAAATATCGCCAAATATGACTCGTCAAATATTTCTTTTTTGCCTTCATGGTTTTTTGTAAAAATATATGAATCCTTTTTCTTTTTAATAGACCAACCATTTTCTAAAGCATTAAATAAAAAAACCATCTTTTTAAACTTTATCTTATCTATTTCTATATCTTCTATTTTTATTTCTATATCCATTAATTTACTAAATGAAACTATTTTTCTATTTTTAACTATTGTCAGAAATTCACTTAATGTAACTAACATTTTACAAATTTTACAACCTGTTATTTATTGGCTTTTAACTTAAAATATAATTTATTACCAAACATTGTTTCTTCAACTGTTATATCCAATTTACGCTTTATTATTTTTTCAATATTTTTAGGAGGCTTATAAAAATCAATTCCACATTCTCTTGATAGATAATACCTTGCATAATCATGCTTTTCAAAATATGAACAGGTTGGACATGAATAATTTGTTAAATAGTTCAACTTAAATTTTTTACTTATTATAGGCTTACCTTGAATAATTTTTTCATGATTCTCTGGCACAAGTTCATTCATTAAATGATTAAAAGCATTTGAAAGTATCTGACAATCTGCATTAATTTTTTCTTCCATTTGATTACTTATATTCTTATAAATATGTTCATCAATATTAATATTAACTGGTTTTTGAACTGAGTCTTTGGATGACATTTTATCAGAAAACTACTATAAGAATAACAATATCAATTTTTATCATTCAATTTTTTTTATTAAATCTATAATATCTTGAATAATGTCTTTCCTCATTTTCTAAAGCATATAATGTTGTTCTAACAATATTTTCATTATTATCTGAATAATATACGTTCTGTATTTTATAACCCTTTTTAATAGACAGCTTTCTCATCGTTTGTATGCAATTATTGCAAGGCTTACTAGATTGCAACTTATTCTTTCCCGATAATCTTATAACTAACAAATTTATATTCTGCAATCGTCTCTTTTTATTTGGTATTAATTTCAGTAAGGCATCGTGCTCAGCGTGAATTCCTGGCTTTAGTCCTTCTGTGTCTCCCATTTGATTTACTCCATATGATAATACCTTAGCCTTTTTCAAAGGATAGTTTCCCTTGTAAAACACACGACACATGGTTATATACCCCACACAAACAAGAATTAATATTTAATGCACCAGTTTCATACAAATTTATGTCCGAATTTACAGGCAAACAGAAACGCTTTATAAACATCTTATCTAATAATGTATTCATTTTATTTAATAATTAGATTTATATCTAACAAATAATAATTTCAATTTTCTGACAATAATATTATTTTTCTAAATTATTAATTAAACAAAAGTTGTTCTTTATAATATATATACAATAAATGCCCTCCTTTAAACCCAAGGCAAACAAAAAAATCAAGGTATGTAAAAAATATTCCACCACTTTAGATGGTAAGCATAACGAAATAGTCAGCGATTTTGTTAAAGATGAAGAAGATACTATTCCAAGATTAAAAGAAGAACGGTATTATTTAAAACAACAAATAAAGCAAAATGCAATGCCAATTGAAAAACTTATGGAAATAAAAGACCGCATTAAAGAAATTACCGAAACAATTAAAGAATTAAAAAACAAAAAAAACAATTATTTCTTAGATAATTCATCTCTTATTTTTGAATACTTTGAAAACAAAAAGAACATCAATAATGTTGATGATACTAACAAACAAACTACCTCTAAAAGCCAACTATTGTTCAATATTTTTAAGGTAAAACAGGATATAGATGCGGATGCAAATATAACTGAAAATAAAAACAAAAATATTGTGCAAAAGTATTTAAGCAACATTGATGAATCTTTCCTTGATATGTCAGCATATGTTAGAGAAACCGATATTTGTCAGAGTTGTTTTAAAGGAGAGATGATTCCATTAGACGATGAAGGTGTCCTTATTTGCAATTTATGTGCTGTAAATATACCATATTTAATTGAAAACGAAAAACCCAGTTACAAAGAACCACCTAAAGAAGTGTGTTTCTATGCATATAAAAAAATTAACCATTTTAAAGAAATATTGGCTCAGTTTCAAGGCAAAGAAACAACCCAAATACCAAATGAGGTTATTGAACAAATACAACAACAAATTAAAAAGGAGCGCATTGGATTAGAGCAACTAACACATCATAAAACAAAGGAAATTCTTAAAAAACTTAGCTTTAATAAATATTATGAGCATATTGCGTTTATTAAAAATAAGTTAGGTATTAAACCGCCTGTATTTAGTCCCGAATTAGAAGATACCTTATGTAATTTATTTATGGAAATTCAAGCACCTTACGCTAAAACTTGTCCAGATTACAGAGTTAATTTTTTAAACTATTACTATGTCTTATTTAAGTTTTGTGAATTACTTGGCGAAACACAATATTTGGATGATATTCCATTGTTGAAAGATCGTGAAAAGCTTATTGAACAAGATGAAACGTGGAAAAAAATGTGCGTTGAAATGAATTGGGAATTTATTGCTACAGTGTAAAATTGAAAGGAAAGGTTCGGCAAGCCTGCGACTTTTGTAAACGTAGTTTTCTGAGAAAAAATTGAAATTATTTTTATTTTTCTTGCAAACGTTATACAATAATACTAATCTTTCTAAAATGTTTAACGCAATTGAAACTATTGACCTAAAGAAACAACTTCATTGGAATAATGAAGTTGTTGCCGACATTCATACCTTTATGAGTAATGGTAAACTATATGATAAAACTACATACATGTACATTAGTGCTGAATATAATTATATGGGTGAAATAAAAAATATATACAATAAGCATAATCTATGCGATTCCAATGAAACACAGACTTGCATGATGTGTGAAGCAAATGTGCCTAGAACATGGATGACAACTGTAAATGGAACATATAAATATTATCACGCAAAATATGAGGGAACTAATTATGATT